GGTTCTACAACAGTATCTTCTTTTAACTCTACATCCTTATCTAGCTTCTGCCATCGCTGGCCTTCATCATCAGTAAATATTCCGTCATCCTCTTTAATATCTAGCTTTGGTTCATCCTGTAACGAAAGTTTTTTACGACCGTCTACCGTCTTATCAAACTTAGGAACCACATCTTCTGTCTGCTTTGGCTGTAATTTTTCTGTAACCTTTTTCGCAGCGGCCTTGGGTACTTCGACAGAGGATGTCGCACCAGTGCTTATTGTACCACCTACAGACGCTCCGATTGTGGCTGCCTCGATAATGCGTTCAGCAATTTCACCCGGCTTAAACTCTTTCCCTGCTATTAATTCTGCCCCAATGCCTGTCGCTTCCTGACCGCCCTCTGTTATACCTTCCGTTAAAGAGGCTACGCCACCCTTGGAAACCACCTTCGCTGTGATGCTTCGCTCGATTAATTCCGCCGTCTTCTTCATCCCCATCTTGGCAAATACTCCGGGGGGGACACCTTTGATTATAAACCCAAGTCCGATGTTTTCTAGCATCGCAGCGATCATTCCACCACCCTTGGACAACGCCCTGCGTTCCTTAGTTGACAGACCCTCGATGTCTTTGAGGTTTGCATTAATCTCATTGGTCATTATGTCTGGAGTCATTGTCCCCAAGGAAGCAATTGACCTTGCCATAGCTGGGCCAGACGCACCTATATTTCCTGCCAGAAAGGAGGGGATGTCACTCACCCCTTCTACGTCCTTAGTACCCATCACTCTTTTTGCTTCCTGAACCTTGGTTCTGTCTGTAACCTCTTGCTCTAATGCAGCTAGTTCCTCGGCCGTCTTGGGGCGTTTGGGAAGTCCCCCACTCCCGATTGTAAGGAGCATTTCCGACAAGGCATCCCAAGGATTCTCCTCGATATGCTGACGATCAGATAAATCACCAATGGCCTTGTTTAACTGGAGGGTATTTTCACCATACTTAACGGCGGGGATAAAATCTCGTATAATCTCTTGAGGTACGGGGACTGTATCCGGGCCAAGACTAGCTTGTCTTTCTTCCATCTGACTGTTCAGGTTCTGTGCCTGAAGATGGGGCATCATGTCCGGCAGGGTAGGTCTAGATTGCAAAATCTTTCGGGAGTCGTCCCCCATTGCATCGATGGCTGAAAAATCAAACTCTATGCGGTTGGGTTTTTCCGAACCCATTGCATCGATGCCTGAAAAATCGAATTTCATTTTATTGTCCTTGTGTTTTAGACCGTGGAATTACGGAAGCAAGAATCTCTAAAGCGTCATCTCTAGTTAAAGCACCTTTTGTCTGCGCGATAACCTGTTTAGCAAATGCATCAATCTGATTTTTTTCCCATCCTTTGACGTTCTTACCCTGCAACCCCTTCATAACACTTATTTTCATTTCTTCAGGACTGCCCATTTTTTCTGGGACTGTTTGAGTTGTTGCTTGAGTTGTTGCTTGGGGCAGTTCAGGGAAAACTTCTTTGGGGCTACCACCACCTATCCCCAATATTTTTAGAAGTTGGGAGATTGAGGAGTCACCGGGGTTTTTTTGTAATGCCTTTATCAGCGGCATTTGGTCACCCCACCCTTCCTCTGCTTCCTCTGCTTCCTCAACAGAATTACCAGAGGCATCTAGCATAAATCTTTTTTTATCAAGTGGGTTAGAAGCGGTAGTAGTAGTGGTAGTCCCTTTCCCCTCACGCTTGTTTGGGTACATCAATTTGTTATAAGTGCTAGTAGCAAAATTACCAGCCCTCGCTATTTCAGTCTCTTGCCTTAGTTCCTCAACCTTCTTCCTTTCTTTTTCAACCTCTACTTTTGCTGCGTTTACTGCATCTTTGTTTTTGGACAAAAATCTAGCAATATCTTTTTCGACTTGGACTTTCATCCTTTTGTGTGCATTTAGAGCAGCCCTACTCAGGGCATCCTTTTCCTGTGCTTCTATCTTTTTTAAGGTAGCATCTAGATTTGCATTTTTCTTCTGCAACCCTTCGTACTCGACCTTCAACTTATCAGGCAATTTTTCAAAAATTAATTCCTCTTGTTCCCTCTCTGCTTTAACTTTTAGTGTTCTTTCCTTTTCAGTATCTACCTCCTTCTCCACTTTTTTTGTTCTTTGCTTCTGAGTATTAAGGACTTCAGTCTCTGTCTTTATTTTCTGATCGAGCAATTCTCGCTTCTTTTTTTCTGTAAGACCCTTAGTAAACCCTTGGTTCCAATCAATCAAGACTCTTTCCTTGATCGCTGCTATTTGTTCATCATTCAGTTCCCCCCTCAATTCCATTTTGTTTAAAACTTCTGCTGTTCTTTGGTCTAATAACTTTACATCAGCTGCTGTTATCTTCTTATAACCTTCTGTCCTAGCTTTATACATTCTGCCTTGAGATGTAAAAACATCTACTTTTGCATCAGTTAAGGCTTGCCCTTGTTTCCCCGAAAAATCATAATTCTTATTAATAGAATCGCCACCAAGTGTGCGGTATACTCTTGCCAATCCTTCCATGTGATCAGGGGAATAACCTTGTCTCTGGATAGTAATATTTTCATCAGGCCGCCCCACTTGTTTTACATATTTGGGCGTACCCCCTGAAATCAATTGTTTCCCCAAAGTAGACAATTCTTTCCCTTTGTCCACTTTTTGCTGTTCCTGATCTGCCAGTAACTCTGCTTTTCTTTTTTGAGCATCAATTAGTGCCTCCCCCTTTAACCCCCCTTGGAAGTCAGTAGAATTTTTCCCTAAATGTCTCATTAATATTGCGTCTAAGGATAACCCCTCCACTCCTGTCGAAGCATTTAACGCATCCCATAACCCTTGCTTCTTACGGTTATCCATCGTATTCCCTTCAAGGATAGCCATCTTATTGAGATTAGTCATGTAGTTGGAATCAGCATTCCCCCTCAGACCCATAGCTTGCCCTAAGTGGTTAGTTATCTCAGAAAGTTCTGAATCTTCGTAATATTTATTTCGGTTTCTTTTAGCCATTAGTATCCTTTAATTAAGCTGCTCCATGTGTTTTCCAAGTAGGTGAAGCGTTACCAGTTGACCCACTTGACGCAGTAGACCCTCCAATGATAGTTGGGTCTTCCCCTCCGCCTGATGAGGACATTAAATACATTCCATATAAATCTGCCAGTTGCCCCATAACATCTCCCCCTTGGTCGTAAGTCTCTGCGGCTTCTTTCATTCCAATTTCGGTAACACCTTGGTTGCCTTTTAATTTCCCAGCTATATTTGAAGCAAGTGCATTTGCATCTGCGAAGTCTGGATTATATTCCCCCATCGCGCCTGTTAGTGCCGTTAACTTTGCTTTGTCTGCACCACGCTTTTGAACTTTTGTCCCAGAAGATTTTATTGCTGCCGCCATTGCATCTTTGACAATCTGCGGTGCAGAAGAAGAGACTAATTTATCTCCACCTTTAATAACTCCCGCCTTGTTCATAATGTCCGTGATACGCGCAGACTCAGCAGCAGTGTCTGCTGTGACATTATCTTTCCCAAGTTTATCTAACAAGTCATCTTGTTTTTCTGTATTCTCCTGAGACAAAATATCCCGCTTTGTGGAGTTATCATCCATCAACCAGTTTTGCCTGTCCTTGCCTGTCTCGAAGGCATCGTTTTTTCTGTCTGTCGCAGCTGCGACTAAGGCCAGATATATTGCTATTTCAAATCCTGTCATATTCCCTTTTATGGTTGTGTATTAAGTGCGGGCGGTGGCCCTTGTGCAACGGTCGTCCCTCTTGGCAGTCCCGTCTTTGGGTCTATTGCATTTATCATTACACCATCTTCGTCTGTGTACCCTTGCGATCTGTCATCCGGGCCATCACCAGTCCCGTAATAAGTTGCATTTGGATCACCATATTTTTTGTTATAATCCTTAAAAAATTCTGGATCGTAGGAAGAAGTTGGATCAGCAAATCCCGACAAGTCTAAGTCCGAAAAATCAAAGTTGGCAAAATCCTCTTCAGTATTAAGCCCTTGAAGCGTACCGTAATTGTCTGAATACCAATTGTCCGCCGCTGCTTGAGCGTGTGTGCCGTAATTCCCCGCCATCGTTGCTAGTCTCGCCCTTTCTTCTTCTGCTATTCCAGTTAGTCCAGTTTGTTGGTCTGCAAGACCCTGACCCGGCGCATTGAATTCAGAAAAATTGGATGAGTTTAAATACGCATCATCTAAACCCAATTGGGCTGCCGCATAGTCTTCTTCTAAATCATCCCCAAATGCAGCATTGAAAGCTGCCTCACCATCAGCGATTTCTAACTCGTCAAATTTTGTCTGTAGCTGCCCCTGCCAATCTTCTCTGGCAGCGTCTACTCTCGCGACTCGCTCCATCTCTAATCTCTCTGCTTCTGCTCGTGCTGCTGCTTCCCGTGCCAATCTTTCTGCCTCACCATTATTATTACCTTCGGGGACGTCTGGCGTAATGTTGGGTTGGCCAGTCCCATTATTCCAAAAGTCTAAGCCCTCTTGTTCCATCCAACCTAGAGGATTAAACTCTCCTGTATTATAAATACTATAAAAATCATTATCCCCTGAATCTCCTGAACTTTCTGTACTACCAAAATTGCTGGATGTGCCCGGTGATGCCCCTTCATTATTACCATAATTGCCGTCTCCAGCAGCCGGGGAATAACTTCTCAGTCCAGTATTTTTATCGATTTCCCCAGACCCGCCAAATGCTTTTAGCAATTGGCCCTCTTCTGGAGTTATATGAGCAAGAGTATGCCCCCGTGGCCCTGCTTTTTTTAATTCTTTTATTGATTCTTGAAAGTTTAAATCATCCCACATTTTTACCTCACCGATCTTGAACTGTTTCTTTTTTCAAAATTTTGAATAGACTCGCGAGTCTTCCTGCGATTCTCTATTTCATCACGCTGGGCCAATCCCGCCGTGATTTTCCCAAACACATCCACCAGTGGATCAAACTTTGGTGGTTGATTTAATATCCCCGCTTGAGAATTTGACAGACTAGCGGCCAGATCAGGATTCGCATTTACTTCGTTTAGCTTAATCATCCTCTCTTTTGCATCTGCAACATCCTGTTCTGTCCCAGCAGCTGCCTCTAACGCGTTGCTCGCCAACTCCTGTTGCTGGAACGCAAGGTCTTCCGCAGCTTTCGATTTTCGATTAACTTCAGTTGAACTGTTAAATCTCCCCCCACGGGCCAATGCGTACTGCAATTGTTTTAACCCCTCTGCGTATTGGTCTTCCAACTGGGGCTGGGCATAATCCATATATGCATCTGAAGTCCGATCATAAAAGTCTTGATCATACTGTGAAAAAACATCCTCTATATTTGCAAGGCCAGCATCTACTTTCGCTTGCCGTTTTGCCTCATCAGCTTTAGCTTTTTCGTATGAGGTGTCTTCATAATCTGTTTCGCCAAAAATGAGATTCATCACATCTGAAATTACTGGTATCGCCATATTTATCCTGCTTCGTTTAATGTGTAGTGAACAGCCAAATTCCCTAATTTGGCTGCACCCGTTTGCTCATTTTCTAACCTCAAGGCTAGATGCGTTGAGGTTGTAGATACTCCGACTCTTCCTAACCCATAAGTAACTTTATTTAAAGTTGCCGCTGTTTCGTTAGTTTCAATATCTGTGGGGTCAGGGGCCGTTTTTACTACCCAAGTCGAGGAGCAAACTGCATCGATGCCTGACCACATCTTGTTCGTTGCAGGGGACTGTGCGTCTAGAAAGGGCAACTGTACAGTGACTTTACAATTGTCATACTGATCATTTTTCTCTCCGCCAAGGGAATAAATCTTGTCTCCGCTGCGACAGAGAATTTGTTTGCCGTCAAATGCCCAGTCAGTAATTACAAATCCGGGTTCATAGACAGACCATGCTGATACTGCGCTTGATGGAAAGTAACTGAATACATATACCTTTGACCCAATTGCTAAATAGTATCTTCCTGTCCGCGGGTCTAAAATTGCACAAGCGTCTCTCCCATCTGCCGGGTCATTCTGGATTGCTTCGATGATCATTTCATCTATGGGATTGCCAATGTCTCCCAAAATTGCGGAGTTACTAGAGTCTTTAGCCTTTAAACTTCTGATGCCGGAGCGTGATAGATAAAATACGTCTGAATCCCCAATCTTTTCAACAGACTTGGATGCGATTGTACCTGTATTGTTTAACACCTGAACAAGCTGAAGTAAATCGGGGTCTGGATCGTAGTACCAGATTTGGATGCAGTCTTCGGCGAACAGTGCCATATTCTCAAAATAAGTTTCAATCGCCATTAACTCTTCTGTATTCCGTGCATGGTTAGAAAGGACTTGGAATCCTGCTCCACCATCCGAATGTAAACTTGATGTCCAATCTGTGGGGTCATTGACTACACAGAATCTCCAGTTACTTTCTTCTAAAGCATGGATAGCATATTTATTTGAAAAAACAAATTGTCCTGCCTGTGCCGCACTGGAAATTGCTGTCCCTCCTGAAATAGTGCTATCATTTGTAAAGATTACATTCCCTAATCCTGTACTAATGGAAACTGCAAATCCGTTAGGCTCAATCCCGCTCTTTTCCGCAATAACAGTACAGATTCCTCCATTTGCCACCGCTTCGTAATTGGGGGAAGTTTCTGTAGTATTAATTTCATCCGCCAGTAAACGGGCCGTATTGGAATTGCTATCTGTCCAAAGAACTGGACTGCCAATAATTGACTGTCCGTCAATTGTATAATCATTAATTGCGTTATTAACACCTCCAGCAAGGACACCAGCAAAGTTTGAGATATTAAAATCTCCTTCTATTTCTTTCACTACCGAAAGTCCATTTTGGCCTGTCCCTCTAGTTTCTGAGGTTATAGTTACTCTCGTAGTAGCATCTACGGCAGCAGTATAATTAGGCGAACTTGTATGGGCATTGATTGCATCCGCAATAGCAGTTGCAGACGTTCCATTGTCAGTTGTATATGCGACAGGTGAAGCTATAATATCAACGGCATTTATACGAAGCGTTCTTAAATTATTGCCGGGAAGATTTGTCCCCCCATTTACTGTAAATTGTGTAAAAGCAGCTGTGCCAGTTGTGGCAGTATTACTTCCAGTTACGATTGTAATTTTGCCTCTTGCCCGTCCATCGTAAATATCAATTATTCTATTGGGAGCAACAGTTGCGGTTGTTGTAAATGCAGGATTACTGTGATCGCCCCAATAGTGAAAAATCTTACCATCCTCAAATTCAATCGCAGCATAAGGCTCCCCGTTGTAGAAACACACTGACCTAACCTTTGCCATTGCAAAAGCACCCGATGTTGGTGGCTGCCCAAATTTGTGTTCCATCCTGTAGTAGTTCAAATTAGCTGGCTGGGTCGCCATGCTCGGAGCGGATTCACTTCCAAAGACGTAGACCCTACCTCCTCCGGCAGCAAGTCCATGAGTGCCAGACGGTAAAGTCGTCCACTCTTTAAATGCGTTCCGTTTCTCTATTTCGCCCCCCCGCGTTATGTGTGCGTTAGTTAGTCCCGCAGTCCCAGATGCATCAAGTCCATATAAGCTGCCCGGTACGCTGGTAACAGCTGTCCTGCGCGTATCTATTCCCGATTTGAAATCTTCAACAAGAACGTATGGCATTATGGCCTTGGGATAGGGAGTGGGCCGCGGGCAGTATAACTGTCACCGCCACCGCCGCCGATTACAACTGACGTAGTTTTTGATAACCTTGCTCTCAACCGCTGGTAATGTGCGTTTGCTTGTCCCGCCTTTACTTTTGCATCAGGCGATTTTTGTCGAGTCAATAATTCGCTTGCCGCGAAAAGCACTATAAGCTGATCATCAAGATCAGCTGTGTCTGAAAGAGATATAAAAGGAGAAAGGTTCCCTGTACCTTCTAATCTAACCAATCCCTCCCCCGTTGTAGTATTAGAATTATTACTTGGAATTGGCCACACCTCTATTTGAGATTTACCATACGCTTCGTATCTTTCAACGGGCCAAGTCCTAATCCCTCTGTCCGAATCATGAATTGAATATTCATCAGAAGAGATGCCATATTCCAAGCGGCTCCATATTCCGCCATATTTCAAGGAAGCTTTTTGAACACGCTCCAGTGTTATCCCAGCTTCAACAATATTGTCATTTGAATCAAAAACAGGGCCGGGGACATCGTAATATCGGGAACCCGCTTGAAGAGTTATATCCTTTTTAACTTGAAGGAAAGGCCATGCAAAATCATCCCACAACCTTTTCTGAACACGGGTCAAGAGATTGATCATCATATCCTGCGTCCCCTGCCCCATAGATGCAGAGATAGCGTGGCCCGACTCACTTCTTAGGTCATCTAATAGGACTTGGAGCGTGACATTTCTCATATTTTATTCCTTCTCGACAGGGTCTTTTTTCTGTTTAGCACCACCAAATCCTATAGGGGCGGAACCTTTTTCAAATAAATTAGGATCAAGTTTTAACTCCTTTATATCCAGAGGAAGTTCACCGTAGCTGCCAAAAACCGCTGCGACTTTTTCTGGTGTATAAATATCATTTAACCTCTCCCGTTCATCTATAGAGTTTATGTCTTCTTTGCCATAAATGGCAATATTAGTTACTGACCCAAGTCCGTGAAGGTGGGTAATTAATTTAAGTTCAGGGGCAGTCATTCCCTGTTTTAAAATCTGACTTCCTAGTTCACCGTTCAGAGCCACAGTGGCACGATAAGTAGTTTCCATATTATTTTGCTATTTAAGGTTAGGCAACCCCGGAGGGTTGCCTAGTTAGGTCAAGGGTTACGCTATTTCGTAAACACCGTGACAGTTTACTTGAGACGCACACAGTACCGCAGTAGTTGTGATTGCCTTGTAGAACACATAAGATGTATGTGGTCTAGCTGGTGAATGCTTCTTCATCTTCTCACCTTCCATGTACGATAAGTACAATTTGGAGGGGTCAATGATGTAGCACCGATGGGTTGGGACTTTGCCAGTTATGGTCAAGTCATCCAATGTGGGATCGTACTGAAATTGTATCCCTTGGTAATGAATTTCACCCATTGAAATGTCTTGTTTCCCAGAAAACCCGGTTTGGGTATAATTACCCTTGCTCCTCAATTCAGATGCAAGACGATCCAAGAAATCGCTGCCGCAAACTGCTATTGATGGCTTGCCGCCAAATTTTCGCAGTTGCCTGATTTCGGAATGCATCAGGTCAGTCAACTCCGTTCCACCAGTAGTGGTTGCGATGTTGTCTACTGAACGGTTTCTCCACCATGTATTTGCTACATGATCGATTCCACCGATTGTTCCTGCGGAACCGGGAGCATCCTTTATGATAGTCTGGATACCTGCAATTGCCTTGGCATCTGCTGTTCCGTCCCCATAAAGAAACGTATTCATCCCACGGGCGTAACCTTCCGCCAAATCTTCCAGCTTATCGTCAAGAAGATTAACCAGAACAGTTTTGTCACGGCCCGAAAGCTTCTTGGCTGAATCACCGGGAATGGCTGAGTCAGTAATACTAATTCCGTCATTCTTAAGTTCGGTCAGAGTAATTGCTAGTCCAGCGTGGTGTTCTTTCCAAGTATAGTTTGCCCGCTTAATATTAGCTGGGTTTGTATACGCCACAGTATCTGCGGCATTATAGCCCGCAACGGTAGTCGTATAGACTCCTTTTACTGCCAAATCAACTCCACCCTTTCCTCCGGGGAAGGTCTTTGATGCTTTGTCCATCGCTGCGAACAAAGGCTTATCTTGTATTGACTGGGACATTACGTCACCCCGATTTATATAATAATCGAGGGCGGCGTAACTGATGTTATCCAGTTCCGCAGTCGTGAGTGGGACTACTGACATATTGACTCCTTATATTAATTATTAACTGAGTCTCGCTAAACTCCCTCATAAGCCAAAGTGATTGCTTCACTAAGACTTTTGGGGTGAGTAGTCTGAGAGCCAGAGATTTTACTACTGGTTACGTTGCGTAACTGCGTTGGTTGAGGTTGGCGGGACTTAAATCTTTCATTGACATCTGAGTATGCATCGTCTACCAAACTCATCATATCTGCTTGTGATTTAGGCCGCCCCCGCTCCGAAACTAGTGCAGCAACGCGATCATTAAATTCAGGTTGTTTGAGACTGAAATCAGGGTCTGTTTCTAGAGTTGCTTTCCCCCAAGATTGTAGACTCTCGCCCCATCTTTGGGATTCTGCTTCAGCATGACTATTTTGGTTGCGAACATTATCCTGCTTTCGCAAGTATTGCTCCCTAGCCAAAGTGGCCCGTGCCTGACTCAACTCTTTTGCCGCATCCTCGTCTAAAAACCCATCATCTACTTTACCTTGGATGTCTTCTGGCAAAACTCTTCCTGTGATTTTAGAAACATTATTCAAGTGATGACTTAACATATCGTGAGCATGGTCTGGATTATTTCTAATCGCTGCCATTATTTTAAACCCTTCAACCGCATCTTTTGAGGTTAAATTGTTTTTGCCGATAAAATCAGTTATCTTTGAATACTGTTCTGAATCATCTTTCAATCTTGCCGTTAGGTCTTTCAACTCGTTCTTTTCGGCTACGAGACTCCGAAAACGAGGGTGCTTATTAAATGGAACATCTTTAAATTCTTCTGAAGATATCTCTTCGGAATATTCAATTGGTTCCGTGACTTCTGTCTCTTCAGAAGTTTCAGCTTCAGCAACAGGTTCTAGCGGTTGTAGCGCATCCTGCACTGCATCAGCCAAACTTTGTTTACTCTCTACTTCTACTTCCGGCGCATCTGACGATGATGCATTGTCTTCCATAACTTCTGTGGTAGACTCGTCTGCTTGTACTTCTTCAGAAACGGGGGACGATTCCATTTCCTGTGACTCTTCAGCCATAATACGTCCTTTTATTTGTTAAACATTTATTCCCATTGGGGGCGGCGGGCCGCCTCCAGCAGAACTTGGGCGGGGGGCGTTATTGCCCCCTTGCCCACCCTGTGCTTCAGGGGGATTGCCCCCTCTAGCCTGTGCCTGTGCCTGTGCGCCTTGCATCATATTTTGTGCAATGATACTTGGCAGCTTTTCTACAAGTGCTTCCGTTAAATCCATTTTGTCATCCAATCTTTTGAGCAACTCTTTGCCAAGGAACTTAGGATCAATACCCGGTATTTGTATCAAGAAAGGAATTATACGCTCAATATTTTGCAGTTCGGCTGCTTTATTCGGTTTGCCTGTCGATCCTGCTTCTATCTCTAAATATATTTCATTGAGTATGTCCTCTTTATTAAACTCCGGCCAGACTGCTCCGGGGCCACAAATTGCTATTACCTCATCTTTACTCATCTCTAGAAGTAAGACTTGCCCAGCTGCCCTTGTAACCTCGCTCATAAAACTGTCCAGATCATCTACATTCGCTCCAATAGCCGACATTCGGCTGGATTCTGCGATGCTGGTTTCGGTTGCAGTTCCCTTAGATACTTGGCCAAAGTTTGCTTCTTGCTGGCCAACTACAATTTGCACATCATCAAATATTGTCTTCACCTCGTACAGGTTGGGGTCAATCCCAATCTGTTTAATAGGCTGTAAAACATCGTCAACCTTTTGCCCTGATGCCAATGCTTGCAATTCAAGGACTGCATTCGCAGGAGGGTTCTTTAATTTTTCTTTATCTTCCTCTTCAAGCATTCCCGCCGGGACAGCATACTTGGGCCTGTTTGCTTGCCGATGCTCCCGCAGTCCTTGTCTTGCGCGGTTATACTCATGCTGCATAGGCGACAAAAGTTTTATGTCAGATGGGGGGTAAAGTCGATCTTTATGCTCTATTTCATTAAATGTTAAAGCAAAAAACGGCCAGAATGTTTCTAACTTAATTGGGGGTGCTTCTGGCTCTGACAGAAAATCGTTATGCCCATCACACACAACATAAAGCAGTCCCGCACTTTTATCATAAATTTCCCAAACTAGTGCCAACCCCTCTCTGGGGTTGTCCGCATTAAGGCCGTAAGCATTGTAGGAAGAGTTACGGCTCATCCCCCCGGTTTCATTCCCCCTAACATCGTACCCCGTGTATGTTTCTCCAACATCCACATCATAAATTTCTTTTATTTCTTCGACTGACAGATACATCTCATGTGCCACCCAACTTGCTCCAACAAATCCGCGCAACAGACGGCACATTGGATCGACTATAATTGAGTCGCATTCTGGGAAATCGAATACTAATCCCTCTTGGATAATTGTTAGCGGTTCATTTTTTAATGCTTCAAGGGAAAGCATAAGTTCTTCCATTTCTGGGTCGTCTTGGTCAATGTCCCCTGCTTCAGCTTCGCTTGCTATCCTTCTCAAGTGATCTACTTGCGCTTGCACATCACTCATTTTAGAAGAAATATCCGGCAGCCGATCAACTTCGCGTTGGTATCCAACCTTTACATAACCTACCGAAGTTGTAATTACCCTACGGACTAAAGCTTTCATCTGACTCTTGAACGTGGGATGTTGTTCCTGCATAAAATAGTCAAACAGCATTTCAATACACTCAGCAACTTTATCCATTTTTTTGCGTTCAATCTTTACCTGATTGTAATCGGCTTCAATGGCTACGTCCTGTGGATTAGGCTCCACTCGTTGCATCTTGGCTTTTTCGATTCCTTCAATTGCCTTCTTCATTGACTCTTCAGTCCCATCCCAGATTGTGTAATCCATGCGTTTTCTTCTGGAACAGACACTTGTGGGATTTTTACTGTATAAAGCCGAAGTCCGCTGTGCAACGTGTCTTTGCAAGATGTTGGCAACGTATCTTTCCTCACTCCAATTGTTGCCGGAATACCCTTTATAAACTGCATCCATATCGACTTTCATTTGCTTGAAAGCTTTTGCGTGGTATTCTTTAGCAAAGCGTACCCGCTCAGTTAAATGGGTAACGAGTGATTCTCTTCGTTGAGTAGGTTCTTTATCTTCTTCCTCTTCGACAACCACCTCGACAACTCCTCGGTCAATTGTTTGTTCAATTTCAATCATTTAAAACCCTGATGATAAATTTCTTTTTTGTGTATCTTCTATTGTGGTTTGCCATTTTACCCACTCTATTGTCCCCACTTTAGGGAATAGTCCTCTCGGTTTTGCCCCGGGAGATGGTGTGTGTAAGTCGCCAAGTCCCATCCCAATCCACGCTAAAGTGTCGACAAAATCATCGTGACGAGAATTAGGAAATTTTAATAGTTCATCTACTGCTTTTTGTGACCAAGGTGAAACTTTTGGGAAGAAGACCTTTTTCATGGCCATCCGCCCGATAATAGATTGTGACCGTTGAACCTTGTTTGCAACTGGCGTTACTTCTTCTATCCGGCAATGTGTCTTTGTTTCGTACATACGCTTACGCAAAAACGGCCCAATTGCTTTTGTTATATGCCCTCGCTCTGCCCACCAAATTAAGGGTTTGTGTTTTCGCATCAATTCAATCATTGCTTTGACTACTACGTCTGAAGGCTGTCTTGACCACCAGCAATCGATTAAATATATATCTTCTTCCTCATCAACTCCAACAACTAATAAGCAAGTTAAGTCGTGCCTTGTCTTGTCAATACCAACAGCATGATCACTAGCAGCATATATCCTTAAATTTTTTGGTAAGTTTCTCTTCTCATAAAACTGTACGTTTTCTCGCTGGAACAAATCCCCATCCTCTGGAGAAGGCTGCTGCTGATATAAGGCAGAGAATCCTCTTGGGTCTAAATTTTGTTGTGCTTCCAGAAAATCTTTATTAAATCTTTCCGGCCACAAAACTTCACCTTCGGCTCGTTTCAGCGGGTCACTGTCTCCCGCGAATGCTGGCAAGTTGATTATCTTCCATTTGCTGCACTCTTCTGCTGTAAAACGCGGGTTGCTAGGGTCAGTTAATCTCCCAACTAAATCATCTTCGTGCCAGCGTGTAGTTACAATTACGACTTTACTTTTCTCCGTCATCAGCCGGGTCATAAATACTTGGGTGAACCAACTCCATAAATTTTCTCTAAGCGTTGGCGACATAGCCTCCACGGAATCCTTAATAGGATCATCGACAACAAGAACGTCGCCGCCACGGCCCGTAATACTTCCGCCCCTGCCAACGAAAACCGACATACCGCCATTATCAGTCTGAATCCTACTTTTAGAAGCACCACCTTGACGGAACTTAAACCCCGGAAAGACTTGCTGAAATTGCGGAGTTTCCATAATCGAGCGGCAATCTGATCCAAAATCTTGTGCAAAATCTTCAT